CAGCAAGAACAGGATATAAATGCTTTGCGTATGCAAGAGGCTCAAGCAGCTTCTGAAGAACGCAATGCTTTAAGGCAACTCAATCCAAGCTCGCCTGAATACGGTCAACAGTTGTACAAAGTCAGCCCACAGCTTGGGGCTCAATACGCCAGAGACATGGCGGCTACTAGAGCAAGTCAAGCAAAAGAAACGCAGTCACAGACTTCTGCTGCTCAGACTCGTCAACAGATGCTAGCGCAAGCTCGCAGGGACATTAGCGGCAACCCATCTGACGCTCAAATCATGGCGCATACGGAAGACATTATCGCTTCCAATCTTTTCACGCCAGAAGAAAAAGCAAAATCAAAAAAGACTCAAGATATGTTGTTGAGCATGCCTTTTGAACAACGTAAGGCATATCTTTCTCAACAAGGCGCAGGCGCTGGTGATCTTGCCACTAAACCAGCAGCGAAAACAGATCTCGCAAGGCTGATTGAGGAACAAAAGCAATTCCAACCTGGGACGCCAGAGTACAGTTTGTATCAGCAAGCAATTGCCAAGGCAACAAAGCCATCACAAGGCGTTCAAGTCAATGTCTCAACTGGGACGGAAAAGAAATATGGGGAACGCTTTGGCAGCATCGTTGCTGAATCTGATGCAGCAAAACTTGCTGCTGCTGAAAGTGCTCCGCAAGTCGCTGCAACGTCTGACAGAGTATTGGATATTTTGGAAAGCGGCAAAGTCATCACTGGGACTGGAGCGGATTTCAGGCTGCAACTAGCCAAAGCGTTGAATCTTGCTGGGAACACAGATGCAGAACGAATTAGAAATACCGAGCTGCTTGGGTCATCTTTAGCAGACACAACATTAGGCGCTATTAAAACGTCTAATCTTGGAACTGGTCAAGGGTTTACAGACAGAGACCGCCAGTTCTTGGAAAAAGCAAAAGCCGGTCAAATTACATTTGACGCAGGATCTCTTAAAGAGCTTGCACGTCTAAGTAGACTTGCCGCAGAAAAAAGCGTTGAGTCGTGGAACAAACGAGTTCAAAAAATGCCGTCTTCTGCCCTTGAAGGAACTGGAATTTCAACTGATCCAATTGTTTTGCCAAAAAGAAAAGAGCAAAAAACTAGCATACCAGCCGCTGCTATTCAAGCACTGCAAACTGGGCAAGGTACCCCAGAACAATTTGATGCAATCTTTGGTGCCGGTTCCGCGTCAAAAATTCTTGGTAAGGGGAAGTAAATGGCAGAAAACCCTTTTGCACAATTTGCTGCACAGACAAAATCTTCTTCTGTCAACCCGTTTGAGCAATTTGTAACACAACCCACCGTCAGCGAAATACCTACACGCCGAGATTACGCTTTAAGCGAAATACCGGGCCAAGCTCTGAGAAACGCTCCAGAAAGCGCTGGAAAGTTTGTTGGAGGAATTGTGCAAGCCGTTACCAGTCCTATTGAAACGGCTACAGGTCTTCTTGATGTTGCTACGGGAGCATTGCGCAATGTGCTACCTAAAAATGTTGTAAATTTTATTGATAAATTTGACAACAACCCAGAAGCCACGCAACGCGCGATTCAAGCTGCTAACGCTATTGGCGGAATGTACAAAGACAGATATGGCAGCTATGAAGGCATAAAGCGGACTTTTGCAGAAGATCCTGTTGGAGCCGTTGCAGATTTATCAACTCTGTTGACTGGCGGCGGAGCTGCTGCATCCAAAATTGGAATGGGCAGAACTGGAAGCGCTTTAAGCAAAGCTGGAGCAGTGATCAACCCAATGGCGCCAATAGCGCCAATTCTTGAGCAGCCGGTAAAACTTGCAGCAAAAGGTGTTGGTTCTGTTTACAACGCTTTGGATCCAAAAGCTGCGGCGTATCTTTCGGCAGTAGAAGGACGAGGGCAAGAAGTTGTAAACGCTTTGCGTCAGCCCTCAGAAATTGTACCTGGCAGTTTGCCAACCGCAGCACAAGCCGCTTCACCTGTGGGTGTTACAAAGTTTTCCGCCCTTGGTGAATCTGCTGCTCGCACTAGCTCAACCCCGTTTTATAAGCGCGGTGAGGCTCAAAAAGCGGCACAACTTGCAGCGGTTCAAAAAGTTGGAAAAACTCCAGCGGATTTAGCAGCAGCAGAAGCCACGCGCAGTTCTACTGCCAGCTCGCTGTATGGCATATCCAAAAACACTTTAGTTCCCGCAGACCCTACGTTAACGACGTTGCTTAGCCGACCATCAATGAGCAAAGTGATGGCTAGAGCTGAAGATCTAGCCAAAGAACGAGGCCAACCGTTTCAAGTTGGTCAAAACAGACCAGCTCAAACAGTCCCTTCTACAATTCTGGATTCTTCTGGCAATCCTATAGGTCAAACTGTGATCCCAGCAGAAGTTGCAAAATATCCAGGGAGCAGTCTTCACGCAATGAAGATGGCATTTGATGATTTGATTAAGAACCCAGAAAGATTCAGCATTGGAGCTGCTGAAGTAGGGGCGATCAAATCAACTAGAGCTCAGTTTTTAGATTGGGTGGAAAACAAGGCCCCAAGTTACAAAACCGCAAGAGAGACATTTGCAGAACAAAGTAGGCCTATTAATCAAATGGAAGTAGGGCAGTTTCTTGAAGGCAAGCTAAAACCAGCATTGGGTGAAGAATCGGCGCGGCTTCGTGCGACAGGGTTTGCTGGAGCAATGGAAAACGCCCCTGCAACCATTAAACGAGCCACTGGTGAAGCTCGATTTGAAAAGTTATCCGAAGTTCTTACGTCGGATCAACTTAAAATTTTAGAGGATGTTAGGTCAGATTTGTCTCGTTCTGCCGCAACGGAGATTCAAGCGAAAGCAGCCCGTGGTTCTGGGCCAAATGTTAATTTGCTTGGTACAGAAGCAATGGGCGGCGCTCGTTTCCCAGGATTTCTTAACAACGTGACGACTGTAGCCAACGATCTTCTTAGAAGAATGAAAGGCAGCTTAGATCAAAAGCTCGCCATTGAGTTGGCTACAGAAATGCTTGATCCTTCAGCCGCAGCAGCAGCTATTGAAAAAGCAATGGCGCGTCAAGCAAGAGGCCAGAAACTAGCCGATCCATTTAAAAAAGCTGGCAAAGTCGCATCCAAAGTTCTGCGTACTCCTGCTGCTGTTAACATGCTTTCTCCAACAGAAGAAGTTCAAAATTCATTTGTTAAAGAGTAAACAATGGAAACCCAATTCATCTTCAACATTGCAGTCAGCGTAGCAGGCTTCTTCGGTGGCTGGATCTTGAGTCACATCTACCGGGCTATTGAGCGACTAGATATGGACATTCGATCAATGCCATCCAGGTACGTTCGACGCGATGACTACAGAGATGATATGGGCGAGATCAAGGTTTTGTTGGGCAAGATTAGCGACAAGTTGGATCACAAGGTAGATAAACCATAATGCTCACACTCATCAGCACCATTTGTTCCTTCTTGGCTGGCGGCTTGCCTAAGTTCTTGGAGTTCCTCCAAGATCGAGGTGACAAGCGGCATGAACTTGAGCTGGCAAGGATGCAGGTGGAGCGTGAGTTGCAGTTGCGCAAGCTAGGGTTTGATGCTGAGGCAAAGCTGGAAGAGATCCGTAACGTCCAGCTGGAGATGGAGGCGGTCAATCAGCAGATCCAGTCTCGGATTGGCGCCCAGGTTGAGGAAACTAAATCCATTTACGTCCACGATGCAGCCATCCAAGACGGCACCAGCACATGGGTCAGGAACCTGCGGGCCAGTGTCCGGCCAGTCATTACTTACGGCTTCTTCCTGCTGCTTGTCCTGATTGACATTGGGCTATTCGTGCATGGAGTCAGGATGGGCGCATCGTTTGATGCTTTGGCCGTTCAGTTATGGGATGAAGGCACCCAGGCGCTGTTTGCTTCCATCATAGCGTTCCATTTTGGTGGTCGAGCCTTCGGGAAATGAAGACCTCCAAGGCAGGGATTGACCTCATTAAGCACTTTGAAGGTGTCCGGCTCAAACCTTACAAGTGCCCTGCCCTGCTCTGGACGATCGGCGTGGGTCATGTGCTGTACCCAGATCAACACTATCTTTCAATGGATGGCCGACGGAACTTTCCGCTGAGGCCAGAACATAAACGAAGTTTCACCGAGACTGAAGTCAATGAACTTTTACGAAACGACCTTTATCGTTTTGAATCGGGCGTGGCAAGACTATGTGGAGCAAACCTGCCGCAACATCAATTTGATGCTCTGGTTAGTTTCGCATTCAATCTCGGGCTTGGCACCCTGCAAAGATCAACCCTCAAAATGAAACTGACCCGAGGCGACATAAACGGCGCAGCGGATCAGTTTCTAAGATTTAACAAGGCAGGAGGAAAGATCCTGCCTGGCCTGCAACGTCGTCGAGTTGCAGAAAGATTGTTATTTCTTGGCTTACAAATAAATGCCAAAAAAGATAACTATCAAGAACCCAAAAACAGTTAATTTTGAGACAGTGCAAAACATCTTGTACTCCGCACAAGAGCAGAGAGACTTATTGCAACATGAGCCAGTGCAATTCATACGATCTCACCTTGTAATCGTTTGGCAACCAAAGTTGCATATCCTGCAATGTCAACCCAACTATCCACATAGTTTGGATCACCGTTGACAATGCGCCCAAGTTTATGGGCGATCATTTCCAGCGCCTCAGCTTGATCGTCTGACAGCTTATAGTTCATGTTGGCAAACATTGTCCTTTTGAGCTCTTGGGTAATTCTTGCGTGCTCAACAAATTTCCCGTAACGCTCTCCGCGTTCTTGCAGTGTTGTGTCAATGTCCATTGTTTCCTCTTATGTTGATTTAAATCTCATTTTGATTGGAACACCAAGCTGGAACACGCTGTTTACCATCTTGGATTTTTTCTGCTTGTACCGCCGTTGGTTTTCAGCAGGCGATGCTTTTGGCATC